TTCTCTCTACGATGCCTTTACAACATTGTCGCGGGGTGGAGCAGCCCGGTAGCTCGTCAGGCTCATAACCTGAAGGTCGTAGGTTCAAATCCTACCCCCGCAACCAAATATACAAAAGAAAACAGCAGCTTAAGAGTCTCCCGCACGGGAGGCCTTTTGCGTTTCAAGCCCGTGTCAACACTGTGTCAACAGAGCTCCGGCGCCCCGTGTCAACGAATGGCGCCGAGTCGCGCCGCACTCTCCGCTTGATCGAGCCGCGTCCGCGAGCCTGATGGTCCCCGATACCACCACGGGAGACCACCCCATGCCCAAGACCAACGACGCCGCGCTCGCCGCCTTCATCGCGCGCAAGGCCGAGATCGATGCGGCCCTCGACCGCATCCGTGCCGCCAGCGACGACCATTTCTTCGTCAGCCCCGAGGACGTGAACTGGGGCCATGTCACGGCCCTCGCAGACCACGCCGCGCTGCTCAAGCGGATCACGGACTCGATCTACGCCGAGGGGGAACACGGTCAGCCAGACGCCACAGGGATGTAGAGGAAACGGAACTCCCCGAAGCGCCCGTCGATGCGGGAGTAATCCCTCCAGTTCATCCCGTAGCAGCCCTTGAGCGCGATGGACGATTCCCGCCCGCGCTTCGTGCCCGACCCGGCGTGATCCGCCCAGTTCAGCACGCCCGTTACCGTTCGACCCTCACGCAGCGCGAACGCAGCATCGCATGTGCCGTCGCGTTTCGGCCCTGTCCAATAGGAGGGGTCGTTGCTCAGCACGAGGACGGCGGCAGAGGCGGCGGGTCGCGTAGCCAGGAATTGCTCCATGCGCCCGATATCCTTCAGGACGTCATAGCGCCGTATGTCTTGTGCGCCCTGCGGCTTGAGTGCGAACCGCTCGCCGTCGATCTCGTGCTCGACGCGCTGACAAAGGTACTTCAGCTCCAGAGCCATCTCCTCACCGCCGTTCCTGATCAGGACGTCGATGGCCGCATTGCTCGGGCGTTCGAGAGGGTATTCGAGACGCACCTGAAGATCGGGGTGAACTTCACGCAGGAGCCACGCCAGCTCATGCTGGAGGTCAGCCTCCGAATGAAAGACCGGCCTGCGCGCGGCCAGGTCGGTGAGCAGGTTCGGGATGTCGAGGTCCAATCGGCGCTCCAAGTTTGTGGTGGTGTATCCGGAGCGCCGACGCCCCTACCAATTTGTATCGACCCGTCACAGTCACCTCAAGAAACAGACGGCCCGGAGACGTTCCAGTCGAGGGATGTCGGAGAATCCAACATCGCCGGAAAATCGCGTTGGCGAGCTCAACGCGATTTGCCCGCGCCATCACGCCGCCGCCGTCGCCACGCCGTCCAGCCGCACTGCGACGCTGGTGACGCCATTTCCCGCCGCCTCGACCGCGACGCCGATGGGGAAGCGCCCCGCGGCCGGGGTGGTCACTTCACCCGCAGTGTTATCCCACGCCACGCGCGCACCGACCGTCAGCACCGCTGCGCTGGCCTTGGGCAGCTGGAACACGCCGGTGGTGGAGATCTCGACCGGGTCGCCCTCGGCCGAGGAATAGGCGGCGATGCCGAAGATGCTGCCGACCATCAGCGCGTCGCCCGAGGCGATGCCGCCCGGAGGCGTGGTGACGCGGAGGATGTGGCCGTTCTGGAGGTAGTTCTTCATCTCAGAGCCCTTTCGAGGATTGAATGCGGACGACCGAGATGTGGTCGGTCGACCCTGCGATCTGTCGGTTGAGGTCCGCGAGCGCGGCGGCCATCTCGCCGTCGCTCGCGTAGGTGACGCGCTTGCCGTCGTATTCGACGGTGCGGACGCCCCGGTAGCGCGCGGCCATCAGGGCGTCGCGCCAGGCGGCGAGCTGGGCGAGATCGGCCACGTCACGCCCCGGCGTTCATGAACCAGCCGCGGTGGTCGATGAAGCCTGCGCCGAAGTCCAGGATCACCCGGATCTCGACACCGTCCACGTCCCAGCCCGACCGGCTCTCGACCTGCGGGCCCTCGGCCCCCGAGAGATAGGCGAACTCCAGCCCGTCGATCTCGCCGGGGTCGGCGGTGACGTACCAGCGCGTCGCGCTCGACAGCCGCGGCTCGACCACCAGCGAGAGCGACCCGGAGAACGGGTTCACATCGGCCGCCGTCGCGGGCGCGATGCTCGCCAGCCACTTCTCGGCCGTGGTCTCCAGCGCGGGCGGGACCAGCAGGTTGCGGGGCGTCACGCGGATCGTGCGGTCCTCGATCCCCTTCTGAGTCCGCAGCGCCAGCCGCGCCGCCGAGAGCGTTCCGTCCGAGATCACCGCGCCAGCGACCGCCTCGTTGCCGTGATCGGCATGGAACAGCGTCTTGCCGTCCGAAAGGGTCGGACCGTTGCCGCTGCCCGCCTCGAGCAGGGTCACGAGGATCCGCGCCTCGGTCTCGGCCGCGGCCTGGCCCATGCGGCGGGCGAGGTCCGCGAAGGCGCCGAGATCGTCGTTGACCAGCACCTGGCGGGTGACGCCGATCTTCCGCGCCCAGGTCTCGACCTTGTAGGCCTCCCGCGCCTCGGCCATCGTGCCGGCCTTGATCTCGCCGTGCTCGTTCAGCTTCTCCAGCAGCGGCGCCTCGCCCAGCATGATCTTGTTCACCGCGCGGAAATCCCGCGCCGTGGTCTGGCGGCCGAGGCGGCGGATGCCCGAGGGCGCGGCCTGGTAGGCGTCGCGCAGGACGCGGCCCACCGTGTCCCCGAGGATGATGGGGAAGTCCGAGGTGGTGTGCAGCGCGCGGGTGACGAGGCTCGCGGGCGACAGCGCCATGGTGGACTCGCCGCGGAGCGTCAGAAGTTCCTTCGCCATGTCCACGGGCGTGGCATAGGCATAGCGCCGGGCGGGCTCGGATAGCTCGTGGCGCGGGTTGATCCGGGCGTAGAGCGCCTCGCCCATCTGCCGGGCGCGCAGGGCGGGATCGTCTTGGCTTTCGCCCATCTCGACGCGAACTTGTTCCGTGCGGATCGCGGGCGCGCTGCGGGTCGCCAAGGCCTCGAAGGCTGCACGGCGGGCGGTGTCGGGATCGGCGCCTCGGTCGATCTGGCCGTCGATCCAGGACTGGTCCAGCCCGGCGATGCGGGCGATGGAGCGGATCTCGGCATTGGCTTCTGCGCGGGTCTCGGTGGTGGTCGCCGTGTCGGCGGCCTCTCGGGTGTTCGTCTCGGTCATCTCTGTCTCCATGCGAATGTGGGCGCCGGGATCGGCGGGCGTCGGCACCAGGGAAATCTCGTGCGGGGTCCAGCGCACGGCGGTCAGCACGCGCGCACCGTTCTCGGCGGTCTCGGCCCAGTCCTCGACCGAGTAGCCGACCGAGACATTCCGCAGGATGCCGGCCAGCACGTCCTGCCAGACCGGCTCCACCTCGGGCCGGGCCGAGAACTGGATCAGCGCCGTGCCGCGCTTTCCGTCCACGGCGGCGCTGCGCACGGAGCCCAGCACGTCGCGGACGGCGGTCTGGCGATGTGCGTCGAGGACGCTGGCGCCTTCGAGGCGCGACAGGTCCACTGCGTGCGGATCGAGGCTGAGCCGCTCGACGTATTGCCCTGCCATGTCGCGGCGGCGCACGGGCGCGCCCGTGGACCAGACCACTTCGACGGTGCGGGCCTCCGGATCGGCCGTGGCAGGCGTCAGTGTCGCGCGGCGGGCGAGAAGTTCCACGGTGTCAGCCATCGGCGGCCTCCTTCTGCTGCGGCGCTGCGGTCTGGCCGAAGGCGAGCCCCAGCCCGTTCGCGCGCTCGCGGTCGGCGGCGATCTCCGCATCCACCTGTTCGGCGTCATAGCCGCGCTCGGAGATCGCCTGGGACCGGCTCTTGAGCCCCGCGCCGATCGCCATGATCTCGGCCTGCACGTCCTTCATCGGATCGACGTAGTCGAACTTCGGCGGCAGCCATTCGCACCCCAAATACGCCTCAGGGTTGCGGTCGAAGTCCCGGGCGGGCAGCTCGCCGGTCAGCACCGCGAGGCGCACGAACCGCTCCCAAACCGGGCGGCAGAAAAGGTGCACCACCACGTTGTGCTGCAGCTGCTCGACCCGGCGGCGGAACTCGATCAGCCCGGCGCGGATCGAGGAATAGGTGACGCCCTCCAGATCGCCCGAGACCAGTTCGTAGGGCAGGCCGAGCCCCGCCGCGACGGCGCGCAGGTGGTTCTTCACGAAGGGCGCGTAGGCGTCGTGCTCGGTGGGGTTCGAGAAGCGGATGTCGGTGCCTGGTGGCAGCGGGATGAGGCTGCCGGGCTCCATGCCCATGGTCAGCGCGCCGCCGGTATTGGTGCCCGAGAGCCCGCCCGCCGTGCCGTCGGGGTCGGTGATGAAGCCGGTGAAAAGCGCCGCCACCTTGGCCTTCACCAGTGCTGCGTCCTCGAACTGGTCGAGTTCGTGCAGCCTCAGCAGCACCGGAGCGAGCCAGGTGATCCCGCGCAGCTGGCCCGCGGCGAGGGGCTTGAACAGATGCAAACAATCGGCGGCGGGGACGCGGAGCGGGTCCATGCGGAGAGACCCTAGCGGATCGCCCGGGCGGGAGGACAAGACCCGGTAGGCGACCCGGCGACCGGCGGCATCGAACTCGATGCCCGCGCGGATCCGCGCCCCGCCGCCGATCTCGCGGTGCAGGTCCATGGGAACCTGCTCGCGATCCAGAAGCTCGAGATAGAGGGGAAGGCTGGCGGCGTCGCTCGCCACACGGAGCCGGGCGAAGCTCTCGCCGCTCTCGACCATCGCGCGCACGGCCATGGCCTGCAGCCCGTAGAAGTCGGCCAGCCCGTCCGGGGCCGCGTGATCCGTCCAGCGCAGCCAGAGCGCCTGCAGCCGTTCGCGCACCTCGCGGTCGGGATGGGTGGATTGCGGCTTGATCCCTGCGCCGACGACATTGCCGACCAGGCTGTCCACCGCCGCCGCGACCCACGGGTTGTTCCGCGCATACCACCCGGCCCGCCGCGCCGCCGTGGTCGCGCCCGCCAGGATCGCCGCGTTCAGCCCGTCGACCGTCCGCGCTCCCTCCCAGCGCCGCCCGCCACCCGCAGCATCGAAGCCGCGAGCCCGCGCGAGGCCGAGAAGGCGATGGAAGATGGTCCGCATGGGCGACAGAATCGCCCGAAACAGACCCTCAAGCTATTGGGAATGTTTGGGAAACCCCTTTCTTGGTTCGCTGCTTCGATTCGGTGGATCCGTCCGCAGCATTGACCTCCGCAACCAGAACCATGGCCACGTCCGAATCTGACGCAACTACGGAATATGTTCTCAACATTAAAAGGAGAGAACATGACTTGCGAAAAACACCTCGCCCTCGATCTCGTCGCGGCCCTCGCTGATCGTTTTGGTCCCGGAAGCAAAGTCGCCAAGGAGGTACCAAGCTGGATTGAGTACCTCACCGATGTCGAATGCCCCGAGCGCCCACGGACACGACCGGGCGCCGCTTGGTGGGGAAAGGTTCGCGGTATTTTGGAAGAACTGCGTGTCGGGCATGGCGCGAGAGAGGACAATGTCGTCAGGGTGAACGCGGCGCGCATTGGTCAGCATTTCGGTCTGTCTACCCTGGAAGCGAGGATCCTCGAGTTCTTTGCCAGCTATCACAGCTTCGACATGTTCGAGCATGTTGTCGACCGCGCCTTGCAGACGCAGGATGTGACCCTGCCTTTCCTGATCACCCAGTTCGCGGGTGCGGAGCACACGGCCGTTCGGGATGCGCTTCGGCCGGGCGCCCGGCTGCGGGCATCCGGCCTCTTGCAGAACGACGGGCGCAATTGGTCACGCCAGGCGATCCCCTACACGGTATCGGATCGCCTCGCCGGAGCACTGATGGCCGACTTTACTGACATCGAGGAACTTGTCGCGCTCCTGTTCCCGCCCGCCCCGGCGCCCGAAGCGGAATGGGGCGACTTCACGGGGCTGGGGGGCAGTGCGGAGATCATGCGCAGGCTCCTGCAGAACTCGCTGGAGCAGGGAAGGCCCGGGGTGAACATCCTGCTCTACGGGCCGCCGGGGACGGGCAAGACCGAGTTCTGCAAGGTTCTGGCGCACGAGCTTGGTGCGAGCCTGCGCGCGGTGGGCGAGGTCGACGACAGCGGCGAGGAACCGTCGCGCGGCGAGCGGCTGGCCGAACTGGGCATCGCTGGTCGGATGCTGGCGTCGCGCCGGGACACTCTGCTGCTGCTGGATGAAATGGAAGACCTGTTCGGGGGCGGGGCCGTTTTGCCGTTCTTCCGTCCGGAGCGCACGTCGAAGGTCTTTGCCAATCGGCTCCTGGAAACAAATCCCGTCCCGATCCTATGGACGACCAATTCCATCGCGACCTGCGATCCGGCCTTTCTGCGTAGGATGACCTTCTCGGCCGAGATGCGGCCGCCTGCAGGACAAATCCGCAAGCGGATCTGGCAACGCCTTGCGGACCGGCATGTGCCGACCAAGGATGCAACGGCGATCACGGCTTTGGCCGAGACCAACGATCAGCCCCCGGCGCTGGTGGCCGACGCTATGCGGGTCGCCCAGGCCTGTGGAGGTGGGCTCGACACCTTCGAGCATGTCCTCGGGGCGTCGGCCAAGCTTACCAATGGCGGTGTTGCGCTGCCGCCCCGCTACCACTCGGAAGCGCCGTGGGTCCCGGAACTGGCCAACACTAACACCAGCCTCTCGCTTCTGGAGGCGCGACTGGCCGCCGCCAAGGAGCCGCCGCGGCTTTCTTTTTGCCTCGACGGGCCTGCGGGGACGGGCAAGAGTGCTTGGGCGCGTCACCTCGCGCGGCAACTGGGCCTGCCGGTCATCGAGAAGCGGGCCTCGGACTTGCTGTCGATGTGGGTCGGCGGCACCGAGAAGGCCATTGCCCGCGCCTTTGCGGATGCTCGAGCGGAAGGCGCGCTGCTGATCTTCGACGAGGCCGATAGCCTGCTGGCCGATCGGCGCAATGCAGCGCGCCAATGGGAGGTGAGCCAGGTCAACGAGATGCTGACCTGGATGGAAAGTCATCCGCTCCCCTTCGTCTGCACCACCAACCTGGCCGAAAACCTAGACCCGGCGACACAGCGCCGCTTCACCTTCCGCATCCGGTTCGACTGGTTGCGCCCGGATCAGCTGCCGCTTGCCTGGGCCGCGCACTTCGCAGCGCCAGTCCCGGCAGAGATCGCCGCGATGGATCGGTTGGCGCCGGGCGACTTCGCCAATGTCGCACGCCGGATCCGCGCCCTCGGCCAGGACGATGCGTCCACCGTTCTCGTCGAGCTGCGTCGGGAGTCCGAAGCGAAGGAGGGTACAGCCCGGCCCATCGGCTTCGGCCGTTGACCGGACACGTCTGCGAAGGCGAAGGTCGGATGAAGAACAAAGGAGGCATCATGCGCTATTCCCGCCAGGAAGATCTGCTGCGGCTGGCCGTGATGATGCAGGGCTCGGCTGAAGGTGTATCGATTGCCGACATCGAACAGACCTTCGGCGTATCCCGGCGCACGGCAGAGCGGATGCGCGATGCCGTGCTGCGTGCCTATCCCCAACTCGAGGAGCGTCCCGGCGTGAGCGGCCAGAAATACTGGCGCTTCCCGCCCGGAACCTTGGGAAGGATGGTGGAGCCGACGGTGGACGAACTGACCGCCGGGCACCGTGCCGCCAGCATCGCACGGCGCGAAGGCGACATCGTCACGGCTGAAACGCTGGAGCGCTTGCTGTCCAAGGTGCAGGCGATGTTCCGCGAAGATCGCCGCCGCCGCGTTGCTGCCGATCTCGAGGCGCAGCTGATGGCCGATGGCGTCGCCTTCCGCCCCGGTCCACGCGAACGCATCGCACCCGAAATCCTGCGCAAACTGCGCGAGGCTATCCTGGCCGGGGTGATGATCTCGGCCGATCACCGCGCCCGTAGTTCCGGCAAGCTGTCGCGCAATACACGCCTCGGGCCCATCGCCATGCTGTTCGGCGAAGGGCGGCAATACCTGCTGGCCTGGAGCGAATATCAGGACGATTTACGCCTGTTCGCGCTGGCCGGATTCGAGCGGATCGACCTTGAAGATGAGGCGTTCGAGCACCCTGATGACTTCGACCTGCAGGACTGGTTGGCCGAAAGCTTCGGCATCTGGCGCGAGGAGCCGCAGGATATCGAATGGCGCTTCCTGCCCGCAGTGGCGGACGAGGCCGCGACCTATGTGTTCCATCCGCGGCAGCTAACCGAGCGGCTTCCAGACGGATCGCTGGTCGTGCGGTTCCGCGCGGGTGGGAGACAAGAAATGGCTTGGTATCTGGCGCGGTGGGGAGATAACGTTGAAGTCGTGAGCCCGCCAGGAAACGGCGTTGCGATCTAATTCGTGCGCATGGGAGAAGAGATAGTTGGATGTTTGATGCTGTGGTCTCTGGAAAGGCGCGAATGGACGTCATTATTTATGGCGCCGGCAAGCAGCCTCGCGAGGATCTCGTAACGTCTACTCTGTTCGGAAGCATGCGCTTTTTGTCTTCCGAATCTAGGAGGCTTGCAATCGAGAAGCTCACCGGGAAAAAGCCAGAAGGAGAGGTGGATATATACCTTTGGCCATACCTTCGGCGTGTTGGAGAAAACGCAGAGCCTGACGTTGTTCTCAGAATTAAGGATGGAGAGCGCTTTGAATACTGGATCGTAGAGGTCAAGTGGGGAGCCGGTCTCGGCAAAGATCAGGTGGGGCGGGAGATAAGGACGGTCTGCGACGGTGAATGCCGAAGAGGAGGACTTCCAGGTGGCCCCCGCTCGGTTTCCGGGTACACTCTGATCGGCGCGCTTGAACGGCACGCTGCGGAACTGGAAAGGGCGCGACGCGAGTTCGATCGCTCCCTGACCATCTCCGATTTCCACTGGACCGCCATAACGGAAAGATTGCGGACCCTCGCCAGAGGCGCTGCGCACGACCCAGGCCTTGTTGCATGGGCTACGCTGGCCGCGACCTTTCTGGGCGGCCAGCCTGAGGGCATGGTTCTGAGCGAATGGCCAGACCTAACGATGCCCGACGCGTGTGATTTTTCGTTCGATTCGGATGAACGGTTCGCTCTCCTTCAGCGCATCGCTCCGGTCGCAGAATGCCAGTTCAACTTCAGTGAGGCGCCATGACTAACCCCGACGCATGTATCTGGCAGTCTGCTTGGAACATTTGGCAGGCGCAGGAGAATCTGAACAAACTCTTCGAGGCGCTTGATCTGATCGAATGCCAACAGCAGAATTTGGTGATTGAGTGTGAGGATTCCGACGAATGTGAAGGCGAATTCATTCAACCCGTTTGGAACGCCTATTACTCAGTGAAAAGGTCGATGCGGCGCAACGCACGAGTTGAGGGCTGGATCACTTTGGCCATTCAGCTGACTTGCAAAGAAGGCAATGAGGCAGACTGGGAGTTTGGCAAGCGCGCGAAGGTTCTTGTGGGCTATTGTCCGCTCCGGTCTTTCGATGATGCTTGGGGATTCGACGTCGATTCGCCAAACTCTTCAGGGTATTCGGAGGACGCCGTGGCTACGGCCACCCATTGGACGTTAGAAGAGGGAGATGGGCGTACCAGCTGGTTCTACGCACTCCCTCTAGACCAGATGACCGACACCGCCAGAATTAGGCAGTACATCGTGGAGCCCCTCCAAACGATTCTCACAGGCGAAGACGGCCTGGAGCAAGTGCTGAACGAAATCCGGGGTGTCCTTTGCATTCCACCGCAGCCTAATGCAGAGAGCTGAGCAGGCAATTCGTCGATGAAGAAAGGGCATGTCATCGCATCCAGTGCGATCGGATAATTTCCGTATCACGTCTCCTTGTCGCAGGCGCCGACGCCACCCCCTCCACCTCGTCGTTCAGCCTGAGCCCCATGCTGATTAGCCCGTGCAGGGCGGCGTGGGCGTAGACGAAGGTGTCGAGGGCCTCGTTGCGTTCGCCGTCGCGCTTGGGTTGCCAGGAGCGGATCGGCCGGCCGCGCTCGAAGCGGGTGACGACGCGCTCGGCGGTCAGCTGGCGGAAATAGTCCGCGTCCAGGCGGCGGGGGAAGTGGATCGCGCCGGGACCGGGCTCGGTAAGGCGCAACCGGGCATAGACAGCATCTTTCACCGCATCCACGCCGACGATGAAGAGCGGGATCTTGCCCTTGTTGGTGCGGGTCGGGCGCCGCGGCCAGACGGGGATGCCGGGCCCGCCACGCCCTTTGATCGCCCAGATGCGGCGGGCGAGGCGGGTGCGGCAGAACTCGTAGGCCATCTTGGTGTGGTGGCCGCCGGTGTCGATGGCCGCCGCGCGAACGGGCAGGTCCAGCCCCGCGGGGTGCGGGAAGGTCGCCTGCAGCACCATGTCGAGATCGGACCAGAGGCGCGGCCCGGACGGGTCGCCCCAAAGCACGCGGTAGTCGACCACCCACGCCTCCTCGTCGCGGCCCCAGCCGAGGATCTGCACCTCGATGCGGTCGCCCTGCACATCGACGCCCGCGGTCAGCACGGCGACCGAGGCGGGCAGCGCCTCGCCCCAGTCCTCGCGCCGGTCCATGAGCGGGTCGGCCGGAACGGTGTCGCCCGCCTGGTCTTCCCAGGACTCGCCCAGCTTGGTGTTGACCCAGACCTGCAGCCGGGGCGGGTCCTTGCGGACGCGGCCGTGCTCGGCGGCGATCTCGGCCCATGTCTCCCACGGGGAATAGAGGGCCGAGAGATGGAAGCCAGCGGTGCGGCCGTCGCCCTCAGCCGTCGCGCGCCATTCCCCGGCGGCGAGCAGACGCGGCTTCTCGTGCTCGTGGTGGACGCCGCCGCAGGCGTCGCAGACCAGATGCGCCTGGTCGCGCCGCCCCTCGGGCCAGCGGATGCGCGCCCAGATGATCGGGGCCATGTCGCCGCAATGCAGGCAGGGGACGTGGTAGAAGCGCCGGTCGCTGTGCTCGAAGGCGGCCTCGATGCGGGAGTGGCCCTTCAGTGTGGGCGTCGAGACCATGTAGATCTTGCGCCGGCCGCGGAAGGTGGCGGTGCGCTGGATCGCCAGATCGACGGGATCGCCCTCGCCATCGGCGTCGCCGGGATAGCCGTCCACCTCGTCCAGGAACAGGTAGCGCACGGGCGTGGAGCGCAGGCCGACAGCTGAATTGGCGCCGGTCATCACCAGCTGGCCGCCGGGGAAGGACTTGCGGAACAGGCTGTTCCCGGCGTCGCGGGAGCGGGGCGCGGCGACCAGTTCGCGGAGCGCGGGTGTCGCCTCGATCAGCGGGTCGATGCGGACGGTGGTGTTCCGCCGCACCATGTCCAGCGACGGCATCACCAGCATGGCGATGCCGGGCGCGTTCTGGATGATGTAGCCGAGCCAGTTCAGCCCCGCCTCCGAGCCGCCGGTCTGCGCGCCCTTCATCAGGACGACACGCTCGTAAGGGCTGGCGGTCGAGAGCGCATCCATCACCGCGCGCAGATAGGGCGTGCGGTCGGTGCGCCAGCGGCCCGGCTCGGCAGAGGTCGGCGGCAGGATGCGATGGCGGTCGGCCCAGTCCGAGACCTGGATCGGCGGTTCGGGGCGGATGCCGCGCCGCCAGGCGAGGTCGATGTCAGGCACCATCGCCAAAGCTCCCGAGCGGCAGGTCGGCCAGGTGTTCGAGATGCTCGCGCATCAGCCGGTCGAGGGCGGCGAAGGTGGCGCGGGGATCGGCGCCGAGCTCGGCCGCCAGCAGGGGCGCCGTGCGCTGGACCCACGCGAGATGCGCGTCGCGTTCGGCGCGTGCGCGTGCGAACACGGTCCTGGTGGCGGCGGCGGTCTCGACAAGCTGGCCCTGTTCGCGCTCAAACGCCAGCTTGGCGCGCTGGACCTTCACGATCTCATGCAGCCGCTTGGCCTCGGCCAGCGTGGTGGCGGCGCGGGTCGGGCTGACAGCGCCACCCCTGTTGCGCCTGGCGGGGTCGAGGTTATTCTCGATCCACGCGAGCCCCACCGCCACATCGATCCGCCCGTCCGCTCGCACCGGCAGCCCCTCCGCCACCAGCTGCGAGATGCGGCCCTTGGTCAGGCCGACGCGGGCGGCGAAGGCGGTCTTGGTCTCATGGCTGTCGAGTTTAGTCATTTTCGCCCCCTGACGCTGGCGGGGTCATGCGCTGCGCGTCCCCACATACGGATCGGCCCGGGAGGAACCGCCGCTTTCCCGATCCTTCCGGCTCGACGCCGCCTCGGGCGCTCGGCCTCGGCGCCTCGGGTGACGCACCGGTGACGCGAGGGTGACGGAATATCGGGCGCAAGTCCTTGAGAGTGTTGAGATGACGCACTTGCCCCGTCGACCTTTCAGATAGGGGGGAACGGGAGGAGATGGGGGAGAAGGTTTCCACCCCTATGGAAATATCTGAGCCGAAGTGCGTCATCTCAACACTCCCAATGGGTTAGGGGCCAAATCGCCGGTTTGGTGCGTCACCATTGCGTCACCGCGAGGCCGATGAAGAACCGCCCCTCCTTCGTCCGCTTATGCTGGATCCCGGCCACGCGGGCCTGCACGCGCTGGACGAAGCCGTTGATGGCGGGCAGCTTCTCGGGCTTGTAGCCTTCGCCCAGCGCCCAGGACTGGAAGCGGAGGTGCGCGTCGCGGGTGGCGAGCAGGGGACCGCCGTTCACGATGGGTCGGACCTGCACGCAGGCATCGATCCATGCGGCGATGGGATCCTCGCTCAGCACCCATTCGAGGAGCGCCGCGTGGCAGCTGTCGGGGATGGCGAAGTTGCGCTGGCGGATCAGCCGCGCCGCGCCATCGACCGCCCATGCCAGCAGCAGGTCCGGCTCCTCGGCCGCGATGCGCTTGCCGATGTCCTCGACGCGCTCCTCCAGCGGGATCGAGCGGGTGAAGGGGATCAGCAGCAGGCGGCGCTGCACGCCGCGGTCGACGCCGCCCTTGAAGCTGGGCAGCTGGTTCGCGGCGAAGAGGTTCTGCGCCACGGACCTGAACTCGACCCGGCTTTTGTAGACGTCGCGCCCCTCGATGGGATCGCCGGTCACGACCGCCTTGAAGGTGTCGGACGCGATGGCCTCGGGCGAGAGCTCGTCGGAGGCGTTGAGCAGCTTGCCAACGAGGCCGATCACATGCCGCTCGTCGCCCATCTTCGAGGCGGGGACCGAGCAGATCGCGCTCGCGGGCAGCAGCCCGCGAGCCAGTTCGAGCACCTGGCTCTTGCCGTTCTCGGCCGTCTTGCCGTGCAGCACCACGGCGCGCGGCTGCATCAGCCGGGTGGCGTAGCCGAGCGCCGCCGCGCCGCAGACCTCCGCCAGGAGCGCGCATTTGGCCCCGGCGTCCGGGTCGCCCCTGAAGCTGCCGGACAGCAGCTTCGCCAGCAGCGAGCCCGCAGGCGGGGCGCCAGACGCGCCGGGCCGCCAGTGGCCGGGCAGGGTGTGACGGCTGCGATGTTGGCGGTGGTGCGGCTCGAGGCGCGGCGTCCCCTCCGCGTCGAAGCGGATGAAGCCCGAGGCGCAGTTGATGCCCGCGGGCGGCGTGTCGAAGAACCCGGGCTCGGCGCAGAGCGCGGCGCACTCGTTCAGGACCGAGTTGACCCGGGTCTTGGTCAGCTTGACGTTCGATGGCTCGCCCGCGGGCGTCTCGAAGCCCGCGCCGTCGTAGGCATGGACCGGCAGGCGCAGTTCGTGATCGGGGATCGCCTCCCAATGGGTTCCGCCATAGCGCCAGAACTCGCCGTCGGCGTGGACGATGCGCCCGTGGCGCTCGGTAAGGTCCTCCCGCACGCGTTTGGCGATCTCCACGTCCGAGCCGATGTAGAGCCGCTTCCGGCCGGTGTCGGCCTGGTCGGAGCGGAAGCGTTCGGCGCCCGCGATGTGGCTGCGCACGGCTTCTTCGCCCCCGCGCCGCAGCACGTCGTTGAAGTCCTGGTCTTCGGGCGGGGTGGCGATCATCACGGTGAGATTGCGCATGGCGAGGCTGGTGGCGGCGCGGGCGAGCTGTCCTTCGGCCTTGCTGCCGGGCGCGTCGCCGTCGCGGGCGATGATCACCGTGGCGTTGGCGGGGACGGGCGCGCGGGCGATGTTCGAGATGCCGAGGCAGGCCCAGACTTCCTGTCCCGTCGCCTGCCAGACCGACAGCGCGGTCTCGACGCCCTCGCAGAGCACCAGCGGTTCGCGGCCGGGCAGGCGCACGGCGGCGCGCTCGGCCCAGCCGTCGACGGCCTTGTTGGTCCGCTTGACCACATCCAGCGGGGCCTTCCGCCCCTCGGCCGTCAGATAGACCTGCTGGATCGCCAGCACCTCGCCGGCCTCGTCGGTGGCGAGCGCGACCATGGCGCCGAACTTGCCGAAGGCGAACTGGCGATATCGGATGCAGTCGGGCGGCGAGGCGGTGATCCCGCGGTGGCGCAGGTAGGCGAGCACCGGCGTGGAGACGAGGGTCTCCGTGCGGCGCACGATCTCGGCCACCTTCTCCGCGCGCTCCTTCTCGGTCGGGGCCTTCGGCTGGGCCGAGCCCGAGACGGGCGAAGCGGCCGGCTTCGCCGTCCAGGACGGACCGGCGTCGGGCTCGCCCAGCCAGTTCCGGGCCCAGTCGCGCGCCGCGGCGCCGTCCAGCCCGAGGCGATGGCTCACCAGTTCCAGCCCGGCGCCACCGGCGCCATGCTCGTGGTCGTACCAGCGGCCCTTGTCCGCGCCGTCGATCTCCACGGCCACGCTGCCCTTGGCGCCGAAGCGCAGCTGCTGCGCGCTGGAGAGTTCCCGGTTCGGTTCGCCGAGCAGCTCGCGGGCCAGCCCGGCGATGCGGTCGTTCAGCATGTCGGCCATCTTCGCCACGGACATGCGGGAGGCGGCACGGCGCCGGGGGGTGGGCGGCGTGCCGTTGAAGTCGAGAGGATCGCCCTGCAACGTCATTGGCGCGGCGCCTTCGGCGTGCAGAGCAGGATCGGCATGCAGGGGCGCACCGCCCGTACGAGGTTGGTCCAGGCGATCTCCTGCTCGGGCTGGGTCTCGATGATCAGCCCGTTGCAGTCCACCATCGTCATCTTGGCGATGCCGGCGTAGGCCTCCTCGGGCGGGGCGCTGGAGATGATCGCGACGCCGTCGGCCATGCCGATCAGCCGTTCGAGCGCGACGCGGTCATACTGTTCGGGGCCGAGCGCGCCGTCGGCGTCGTCGCCCACCAGGACGATGAAGGGCCGGGCGAGCAGGGCGATGCCGCGCTCGAGGTCGGTGGCGCGCTGCGGGACCACGAGGAAACCCGCGCCATGGTTCCGAATCGCGTTCACGATGGGCAGGAGGTGCGGGGCCTTCTCGGCCGCGGAGGCCTCCATCCGGTCGAGCATGGGGCCGGTCATCTTCGGAAGATCATTCAACATGGGCGAAGCCCTCCTGTAGGGCGATCCAGTCCATCAGCGTGGAGCGGCGGGTGGCGATGCGGCTGCCGAGCCGGAAATGCGGCAGCGGGCGCTTCGAGCGCGTGCAGAGGTAGTAGACGCGGCGTTGGAACCGGAACTCGTCGGAGTCGAAGAGGAAGCGGGCGATGTCGGCGGCGCCCACCATCATGTCGGGCGCGAGGGTCGCGGGCGCGGTCATCGGCCCCTCCCGGCGCGCGGGGCGCTCGGCTTGCGATCGGCGGCCTGTTCGCGGCCCAGCAGCCAGTCGCGCACGGCCTCGATGCGGTAGTAGACGCGCCGGCCGATCACCACGAAGGGCGGGGACTGGCGCAGCTGGCGGTCGCGCTGGCAGGTGCGCAGGGACACACCGCGGCGGGCGGCGTAGTCCTCCTCCGAGATGAAGCCGTCGAGGAAATCGGCGGGCGGGGCGACAGTGGCGGCCCTCTCGGCGCCTCCGGATGCAAGGGGGTGGGTCATCGGCGTCTCCTTCGTGCCAGGCGACGCAACGCGCCGCCGATGGCCGAGAAGTGCCGAAGCCAGACCCCCCGAAAAACCGCCCCGAAAATCCCCCCGAAACGAAAATTACAGGGGATTACCGAGTGTTGGCCCTGGCCTGCCGGTAGTCCTCGCGAAGCTTGTTCTCGATGGCCTTCGCCGTGAGGGGCTGCTTGTCGGGATGGCTCGCCTTGAACCAAGCGGCGAGCGAGGCCGACTCTCGCGCAAGGGACGTCTCAAGCTGGCCGCCCTGAACCCGCCGCCTGAACTCCGCTATGACGAGATGCATGTGCGACGGCCGCCCCGGCGCTCCGGTTTCCGGAAGCGGTGGCGCGGGCACAGGTTCGGGCGCCTTCGCCGCGACGGGAATGCCGACGCGGATGTCGAACAGCGCCACGCCCGGAGCCGCCGCGGTGCCCTTGACCACGTCATCGAGCTTCAGCGTGCGCCATGCCGATGCGGGGACGACGCGAAACGGCGTGACCGGCGAACCCTCGCGCGCCCAGACCGTCAGCATGCCGCGCCGCAGCCTGGACATGAGGCCCTCCTCGATCTTCGCGATGATCACGCGCTGCTGGTGCAGGAGATGCTGGCCGAGGGTGTCGAACTCGCTCAGCACATGATGCTCCGGGTCGCGGGGGCTGCCGACGTAGTGCCATTTGCCCTCGCGCTGCAGGCGGTCGTTGAGATGGTGGTATTCAGCCAGCAGCGCGGGGTCGGCATGGGTTCGGAAGGCGACGGCCAGATGCTGGGAGTCCGCGGCCTCCGGGGGAAGATCGTCGTCGTGTGCGGTCATCGCTGCGCGGCCTCGTGCTCTTGAACCTCCTCCGTCACCGACGGCTGCAACACGAAGGCCCCCACGGTCTCGGCGGCCTTGCGCAGTGGATCGTCGAACAGATGGGCGTATCGCTGGGTGGTCTGGACCTGCGTATGGCCGAGCATCTGGCCGATCAAGGGCAGCGACGCGCCCGCCGACACGAGGATGCTGGCGAAGGAATGGCGGATGTCGTGGATCCGGACGTTCGGCTGGAACTCGGTCCTGGGCTCGCCCTTGCGGTCGAGGACCGGCTTGCCCTTCGCGTCCAGCACCGGCGCCTCCGCGCCGAGCCCGGCCTTGCGGCAGACCGAGACCCATGTGCGCTTGATCTCGGTCAGCGGCTTGCCGGTGGAGCCGGGGAACACGTAGGGGCTGGGCGGCGTGCCTTCGGCGTCTGCCTTCGCCTTGGCGGCGGTCTTCATCGCCGTCAGCAGCTGCACGGCCGGGCCCGAGAGCGGCACGCGGTGCAGCTTGCGCTGCTTGGTGTGGGCGCTCGGCTTGGTCCAGACGCCGTTCTCGAGGTCGAACATCTCCCATGTCGCGCCCAGCGCCTCGCCGCGCCGCGCGCCGGTCAGCATCAGGAGCTTGATGGCGTTCGCGGACATGGGCTCGGAATGCTCGTTCAGCGCTCGCGCCAGTGCGGCGATCTCCATCTTGTTCAGGAAGCGGTTGCGCTTTTCCTCCTCGTTGCGGCGCACGCCCGAGGCGGGATTGTCGTCGCGCCATTTCCAGCGGATCGACAGGTTGAACGCCTTGCGCAGCACCTCGACCGTGCGGTTGGCGCGCACCGGCGTGCCGCGGATTTCGGTGATGTCGCGGTGCAGCGCATCGACATCGTCATGCGTGATCAGCGCCACCTTCATCTTGCCGAAGCGCGGCAGGATGATCTTCTCCCACATCATGCGCTCGTCGGCCTGACTGCGCTCGGCCTTCTTGGGGAGGTGCTCGCGGGCGTAGCGGTCCCACATCTCCTGCACCGTCGGCGCCTCGCGCTGCGCCTGCCGCTCGCCCATCGGGTCCGAGCCGAGATCGACCTCGCGCTTCATGTCCTTCGCGGTCTGGCGGGCGGCGGCCACCGTCCAGTCCGGCCAGGCGCCGATGGTAATCCGCCGCTGCCGCCCCTCGGCGCGGTAGTCCAGGACGAAGGACTTCGCCCCGCCCGGCGTGATGCGCAGCGCGAAACCCTTCACCTCCGCGTCCCACATCATCGTCTGTCCGCGGACCGGCGGCAGAGCCTTCCGGGCGGTGGCTTCGGTCAGCTTGTCGGTCATTCCAGCCTCCCCGTGTCAACACTGTGTCAACACACCATATGGCTGTTTCTGTCGTTCTCTGGCGGCGATTTACATTCGGTCGCGCCAGATAGCTTCGTGAAAACAGCAGCCTAGGAGACTAGGCCCGAAAACGCGTCAACAATCAAGGCTCTAGATATTGCGGGAAATCTGGCTCATAACCTGAAGGTCGTAGGTTCAAATCCTACCCCCGCAACCAGAATTTCCGACAAGATATCAAATGCTTAGGCCGCCCTCCG